TTCACTTCCTGTGAAGTTTCCCAACTTTCACACCTACAGTATACCACATGTCGATGTACTGTTTTGTATCGTTTTGTATCGTTTTGTATTGTATCGAGTAAGCGCTAATTCAATTTAGCTCGAATTCGCCCTACCTCTACCAACGCCCTATCATGTAGCTCGCCGCGTACTCTCGCTTCACTGTAGTGTAAGATTTGCGCCAGTTCTTTCCAGCTTTTGTCTTGTACATATCGCTCTGTCAAAAGAACCGCCAGTTCATTTGGGCACACTTGACTAATCACCCAACGAACTTCAGCCTTAATACTTTTAAGACGCTCAATCTCTTTACGTTGCTGCTCAACACACTGTTCGATTCCTGCCACGATACCAGATAAGTCACCACAACTTCCACCGGATATTCTATCCTTGCTATAGTCCGTGGCAGATAATGTGTCGGCCTTACGTTCTATCTGTGCATCGATATCACGTTTGATAGAGTCAATCCTGTCATCAATTCGTAATATCTGAAGCATGTATTCTTTATCGGTCACTCTTCCGCCCCCTTGCAATAGCTCCATATCTCGTATAGTTTGTATTGATCCTCGTGCTTATGGCTCACTGTCCATGGACTTTTACCTTCAGCATACACAAGCGCCTTACCGGTACCGCCCCATACATCATCAATACGATAGAAGTGCCTATGATACCAATGCTTGTTGTCATTTGATACTAACACGCAGTCCCCTTGTTTAAAGTGTTCCATTCCCCATCACCTCATTGATGTATCTATCCAAATACCAACGCGCTTTTTTTAGGTCTTCGAGTTTATCACCCTTGTACCCAGCACGTGCGATGTACTTGATGACATTACCAAGATGATACGGCAGTTGTTGATCTTCGATAAAGTCAATCACTTCAATCTTACCTCGCGTATAATGCGAGGGGTGGTTCACGGCATCGTGCTCGATGTTACCATATAGTTTAGCTATATCCTTAGAAGTTGGTACAAAGACCGTATCTTGTATCTTACTATCTACTGTCTTTTCACTGTCTTCTACTGTCTTCGTGCTGTCTTTCTTATAAGGCTTAGAAAGTTGCTCGGCGCAAGTCGGACAATATTTAGGCCAACGACCTACTAACTTTTCTTTTGTGTGAGTAAACGTTTGTCCACATGCTTCACAGGCTAGCTCTCTACTAACTCCTCCACCAGGTGGTGTCATTACCTTTTCACATTCAGGACAATAATCCTCGTGAGTTGTCACAGTAAATTTATCCCCACATCTTCTACATTTCTTTTGCATAATCTCACTCCTTATACAATTCCTTACGATATTTAATAGCTTCGAGTAGTGCATCTTGCCCTACCTCTTTACGTTCTAGTGCTTTCATTACTTGCTCGTCCATCGTTCCTTTTGTTACTAGATGATGGATAATGACTGGTTGCGTTTGGCCTTGCCGGTGTAGTCTTGCGTTAGCTTGTTGGTATTGTTCTAGACTCCAAGTTAGCCCATACCACACGATGATGTTGCCACCTGCTTGAAGATTTAAACCATATCCAGCCGACGCGGGATGTGCCAGTAACATTTGAATGTGTCCTTTGTTCCACTCAGCTACATCATCGTCGGTCTTTAATTCAACCGCTTTCGGAAAGGCGTCTTTAATCGCTTGTAGGTCATGTTTGAAATTGTAGAATACTAACATCGGTTTCCCTTCATTCGTTTCTACTAACTCTTTTAACCTCTCCACCTTTTCATTGTGGACGATAATTGTTTCACCTTCATCGGTATAGATAGCCCCATTGGCCAGTTGTAATAATTTACAGGCCAAGGATGCCGCATTGAGTGCACTTACGTCGTCATCATCAACCAAGCTTAGAACGTGATCACGTTCCATTTCTTTGTAAAGTGCCCATTCTTTGGAATTCATCTCTACCATGATTACATTCTCAATACGTTCTGGCAATGTTAGGTAATCTTTAGCTTTTAAGCTCATACAGATATCTTGCATCTTACCAAATATCGCGGTATCTCCGCCGGGCAGTAATCGGTAGCTATACACGATATGCCCGTTTGTTTTATCCGGCGTAAAATACCGAGTACGATATTCAGTCAAGGTCTTACCTAATCGTTCACCGCCATCTAATAAGTACATCTGCGCCCATACATCCATTAATGTATTCGGTGCCGGCGTACCGGTTAGAATGACAATCCGCTTAAAGAGAGGCCTCATCTTACGCATAGCCTTAAACCGTTTGGCCTGCGGATTCTTAAACGATGAACTTTCATCGATAACAAGCATGTCAAAAGGGAACGGCTTCTTATGATAATACTCATACAGCCATTGCACATTCTCACGATTCATCACATAGATATCAGAATCACTTTGAAGGGCTTTGATGCGGTCCTTTTCCGGCCCTAGTACGGATGCTATCTTCAAACAGCTTGTTTCACTCCATTTGTTAGCCTCTTGCATCCAGGTCGATTCGGCTACTTTCTTAGGTGCAATAAGCAGCACCTTCTTAATATCGAATTGATCATACATTAACTGCTCGATAGCGATTAATGTAGAAACGGTCTTTCCCAATCCCATATCAAGTAACAGCCCATAGTGTGTATGGTCAATGATTCTTTGAATTGCTATCTTTTGATATTCGTGTGGATGAAAGTCCATGAATCGCCCTTCTTATATCATCAACAAACAAAGTAGCCCCTAATTTGCCGGCAACTACGGAAACGCTGGCACCCAGCTTTCGCATCCGTTCTATCTGCACGCGTTGATTGGGCCTTAATCGCCCTTTCTCGTCCTTTAGTTCAGCGAACACGACTAGGCCTCCAGGTAAGATTATAATCCTGTCCGGCACGCCATCATTTCCGGGTGACACGAATTTCATATATATGCACCCCAGATTTTTGAGTTGATTTCCCAACCAACGCTCGACGTCTTTTTCCATGTTCTCACCTCGTTATCAATAAATAATCGGCAACAGGCCTCAGCCTATATAAAATATGGCTTCATCGGGGTTGTGTTGCCGATGTTTTGTTTTTTTTTCTCATATATATATATACGCGTATTCGCGTTTTTCACGTGTATACGTATACAAGCACTTATTCATATATTTATTATTTTTAATTAACAGTAAATAATAGAAAACATCGGCAACAAATTGTATTTAAGATAGATAACAACCACTCCAAACGTGTTGCCGATTTTGTTGCCACACGTGTTGCCGTTGCCGATTTTTTAACTTATATCAAAGTTCATCGATGTATAGGCGCGTATAAAAATTATTTCGACAAACGTCAATATATGAAAATTAGCTAATCGGCAACAAAAATCGGCAACACGATTATTTACGATTTTTAGATATCGTTTTAGCCTTATTTTGGAGAGTGCTCGCATCCCTAATAAATGCTCTTTGAACGCCATACATCTTCCCAAATCGCATTTTACCAACGCTCTTTGAATAAGGGCTCCACCCTTTTATGGATTGCAAGATATCAATGATTTCTCTCGCCTTTGCGTTCTGCAGGTTCTTCCTGTCCCCCTCCATCACTTCACACC